CGAGAAAGTTGACCGAAAGCCTACCCGCTAGGGTAGGAACTCCCCCCGTTAAACGGAGGAGTCCGCCATCGGGCCCTATTAACTATAGGGAACCCAGCTGAGCTTGTAACCGAGGACGGAGTCCCTAGGGATAATACCCTTAGACCCGCCCCCGGTTCCATAGACAGCGCAAGCTAATACGGTACCAGGGGAGAACCCTCGCCAACTGACGTAGCGCCAGCGAGCGGGGGTGTAAACCCGAAAGTATCGTATCGAGTCACGTCGTTTCCAGTTCCATCGTTCCTCTTCATCGTGCACACATAGGTCGCCGAGGGCTGAAGGCCCACGGCAGCTACGGATTGCGATTGGGAGGTAGGAGAGAACATGCATCCAGCTGCGGAAAGGAGGCTCAATCCCATAAGGATCGAGTAGCTTCTGAACGCGGCGGATGCCGTTTGCAACGACAATCCAGTCTTGAGGTTCATTTGGGATCTTTTTACAATAGAAGGGTCGAACGGGGTGGCCACGAAAGTAGTCACCACCGCAAGACTCCCTAAAGTGCGAAGACTCAGAGAACGACTTCTCAGGGTTCGTAGTGAATCCTAGGAAGCTCAGGACGGAGACCAGCGCGGGATAGACCTCAACGGGGACAATAATGTCATCCCCGAAGCAAGAGAGGTTGACTCCATACAAAGGCGAGATACCATGGCATTTAACCACAGCTGCCGCAATTGCAAGGAAGATAACCGTCTCGAGCTCGAAAGTGTATCCGTTGCCCATACTACTGAATTTCTCGAGTAGTATGGTCTTCCCATCAATTCTCGTGAAAGGGCTCCGTAAGGAGTCCAAAGCAGAGAACCATTGGGAAGGTAGCAGGAGTTTTACCAGATTCCTAGCTACAGTATCGCTTGCATTTGAGAGATCAATAGTCGCAAGACTATTATCTATGCTCGCGACCCTCGCCGATTCACGGTGGAGGTCTTGAGCACGATCGAGATCAATCGAAGTCGCTTTCTGAAGGCGTCGACGAATGATACGCCCGAGGGCGAGCTGATAGAAGACGTTAATGGAAGGTTCTGCAGCGATGCAGCGGTCAACCAAAGCCGTCTTCGGAACAGTTAAAAAACGGTTCCCTTTCACAGCCTCTATCTCTCCATGGAGTTCGGATACATTCCGACCCCAAGAAGTCCTTGCCCAGTAAGGCAGGACTCCAAGGGCTCCATGGGTAATTGATGGCACACTTTGCATTTTGTGGGCGACAGTTGTACGACTACCCACGTCACTCGAAGTCGCACCCGGTCCAAACCGCCCTGACAAAACGTCAGGCGGAGAGGTACCCAGCCAACCAGCAAGGATATTTTTCACGGATTTCAGGAAATCTGAAATACGCGGGTCCGTATCGACTGAGTTCGAAAACTCAGGTAAATAACGGACCAATCGCTGATTGGTAAGATAGCAATCACGTTCACCCGCTCGCCATTTTTCAATGGCGGGTAGGCGAGTATCTGCCAAAGTCGGGAGACCCTGGCACTTTCTCAAGAACGCAGACGCGGAAGCGTCGCGTAGATACTTGTCGTGATCGAGGTACGAGTTGGGGCTGACGCTAACTGCGATTGCCTCACGCCAATTTCCAGCTTTTACCCGAAGGTAGAGCCCTAAGGAAAGGGGCGTGTCGATGTCCTCGAAAAAACGAAGGACAACCCGCGAGAAATTGCTCAACGAGTGGATGGTCACGGGAGCTCCTGCTTAGGTCGGAGCGTAGCCCGCTTGGGCCGATGCCTTAACCAACGTCGTAGCGAGCAGGTTCAGAACCTGAGCGCACCCTTCGTTGATTGCGGTACTCGGAATCCCTTGCGGAACCGTGATGATTCCATCGAAGACCACACGGTCGGTCGAGCTGTAGAGCGTCGTGGTGGAGTCCTGGACGGCGTACGGATATGCGTATTGAAAACGCAATTGCCGAGCCGTCTTGGACCCGTTCCACTTGCTCACGACTCGAAAGGTCGCGCGGAGGCCCACGGGGAGACCCGCGGCGGCGCCGGTATCTTGGCGCCAGATCGCAGGAGACGATTCGCCGCCAGAGGCGTTGAGTGCGTCGTACACGATCGAAGTGGTACCGTCAGCTTTAAAGACGGTAAGATTGGCCATGGTAGGCATTGGTAAATCCAAGTTGGACGGGGAAAACCCCCGGTTGCGGCGAAACTGCCGATTATCTCTTCAGCTGCTGAATCAATAGCGAGGCCGCAGTTAGCGCCCTAGTTAAAGAAGGCATCTTTAGAGGTTTCAAAGCGAGCTTGACGGAAGGAATTCCGGGCCCACGGCTAAAACTAACATTAGACCAGGTAGCGGATTGTGAAGGCGGATCCCATTCGGGACCGTGTCCATAATTCTCACCAGTCTGTTGAAAGAAATAAACCGTATAAGGCCTAACAAGCTCTAAACCCGCAAATTCATCGATGGAACTAATGAACTGCCCTACGCTGGAAAACCAGTCTAAAACGAACGAGAATGGAATCAACTCATAGCCCAAGGCTAACGGGTTGGTAAGCCCAAACTGACTCGCTAGATGCAATGCTGGGTTAGTGCACTGAACGTAGCCCCCCACCTTGACAGTTATCAAGCCTCGCCCATAAGAATCGTAGAAATCAGGAGCATGATCGCCGCTTAGGTTCTCGTAAGAGAACCGTTCGCTGCTATGTGTCTGCTGATGACTTTGATTAAGGGGCTTGGACATGATATGAGCCGCATCATGAATGTCAGCCATTAACGGCTGCCATCCGAAATGCGCTTCGAGGAAGTTGTCAGCAAAAGCCTTTTTCCAAGTGGGACGACGACGCTTTAAAAGCGCCTTACGCCCGCGAGGATCAACGCTCCGCAGCAACAACCCGAAGTCCTTCTTTCGAACTGCTCTGACAACACCGACCATCCTTTGTAAGGCGGCGGTGATCATCTCAGTCGATTGATGGTACTCAGCAAGGTCGACCGCAAGATTCGCGCGGGTTTGAATGCCCGATACGAACCGCTCCCGAGCAGAATTGCTGGCTGAATCGATTAGACGACCATATGCGTCGTACCAACCGGCAAAGCCATACGCAACCAAACTCGGGCGGATCACGAGATCCCGGTTAAAAGCACCCGAAGACACCGCCCCCTTGATATAGGAGCAACTAAGCACCAAATCGTAGGGGCGGGCTTGGGTATAGCCGGAACGTGACCAGTAAAGCGAACGGTCGCTCTGACCCTTAAGTATGGGACCAGAGATGGGGAGTGCCATACAGCCTCTCAGTTAAGAAAAGCCTCGGCGGACCGATAGAGCCTTTCGGCCAAAAAACGGGGTGGTCGGCTAGACCACCCTCCTCTCACGACCTGTCAGTAAAACTGACTAGGACGCAAGTCCTGACGGATTCCATCCATCCAACTGCTTCTCAGAAGTTTTCTCGTAGAACAAGGACTCAAGAACATCGACGATTTCGTCCCACTCGAAATGCGTATGAGCGCTGTCGCGAGACAAGCGCACGTTAACGTATTCGAGGATGACGCTGATCACGATAGATTCGAGAGCTTTGAGCACGAGTTTTCTCCTGAGAGATGGTTGAATGGATG